GTCTTCACAGCATCTGCTGCTACCTTTGGTATTAATACCATGAAGAAAAGTGGAGAAGATGATGATGAAAAAAAAGAAACTCCTAAAAGAGAGGAGTATGTATATACTCCACCAGAACCTTCAATGCCAGAATCTCTTGAAGAAAGAGTAGAAGCACTCGAAGAAGGACAAGTTAGACCACGCACAGGAGCATAATGAAATACATAGCAGCAAGAGAAGGATTTGGAGGGTATATTTACTTCCAAAATAATATTGATGATTCTCCCAAATGGTCATGTGAAAAATCAAAAGCAATGAGATTTGATATTAAAGATGATGCTTTATCTAAATCAGATAAAACTAAAATATATACTGGGTCTATATTTGTACTTGAAGTAGAACAATGAAACAACTATCATTAGCATTATCAATCATTAGTCTGAGTATTAGTGGAGCATTATGTTATGGTGCTTACACAACATACCAAAAAGCACAGAAGATTTTAGACAACCCAGAAGAGTTCGTGGGTGCTGTTGTGGAGAAGCAAGTGAAGAAAGCATTTGATAAACTACCTATTCCTAAACTAAATACTACATTCAAGTTACCTTTCTAATGGCAGATAAAGATCCATACATTTACCGTATTAGAACAATCTCAAAGGTGGTAGATGGCGATACTATTGATGCTGATATTGACCTTGGTTTTGATATCTCCCTTAGTAAGCGAATTCGTCTTGCTGGTATCGATACCCCAGAGAGCAGGACAACTAATGTCAAAGAGAAAGCAATGGGTCTTGAGTCTAAAGAATGGCTCAAGAAAACTCTTGAAGGTGCTAAGGATATTCTAATCAAAACAGAACTTCCTGATAGCACAGAGAAGTATGGTCGTATCATCGGTCATCTGTTTATCAACGGTCAAGAGACCTCATTGAATAACCAGATGATTGCTGAGGGATATGCTCTTGCTTATGATGGTGGCACAAAAGATAAAAACTTTGATGTATTATTAGAAAGAAGAAAGAAGTGATTTATTTTAATATTGTTAGATTATTTCTGATTGTTTGGAGTGCTCTAATGATTTCTGCTGTGGAGTCTGTTGGTATACGAGCAGGTGGTGAAATTGAATTAGAACATACAAGTAAGGATGCTTATGCTAAAGTTCTTATTCTTGCTGTAGGTTCTTTTCTTGGTGATGCTGCCTTTAAGTTGAAGAAAAAATAATTACTTATTATAAAACTTTTTAAACTGTCTGAGTTTCTCTGCCTTCTTTTCTTTTGCTAATAGTTTAGTAACCTTCTTAAGTTTATCTTCTTTTTGGAAGGCAAAGTATATCTGTAATTCATATGGGGTAAGGTCTCTGTTAAGGAGCTTCTTACCACGAACCCAGAATTGATTAGCAATTGGTTTAAAGAACTTTAACAAAAACTCCACCGCAGATTTACCCAGAAGTGCTGCTGCTGTTGCTGCCATTGCCGTGGTGCCTGCGAGTGCCACTTCTTTGTTTGTGGGTACAGGAACTTTACCCAGAATAGGAACCTGTATTTCACCCATAACTGTCTGATTGACTTCTGCACCCAGTTGAGTAGGGGGAGTATCAGTATCAGTAACCACATTAGACTGGGGGGTTTGTCCAACAATGATTTGAGGTATGTTTGGAATTGGAGGAGTGTCTGAAAGTTTTCTTGTTTTTTCTTCTTCTTCCTCTTTTTGTTGTTTTTTTCTTTCTGCATTTACCGCAGCATTAAATTCTTCTTGTGTGGGAACATCCAGAGTAGGATATTTTATAGATGTATCAGCTCCACGAATAATAGGTTTTTCTAAACTGCGTATAAGTGATTGTTGTGCCGACTGAACTACTGGTGGATCTATTGTTGAGATAATTCTAGGACCACCAAGAATGCCAACATTCTTAACCTCATTGGCATTGTTTGGAATATTGGTATTCACATTGGCATTATTAATCACATTTGAATTAATAATATTGGAGTTTATCACATTCGAATTGATATTAGGTATCTCATTCATTTTTTCAAAGCTTCTGCTATGGTAGGATACTTAACAACTATATCGGAGCATATTTTATGATATGGACTACTGGGATGAAATGTAATACCATTCTTAATTCCTTCTCCACATTTCAGAAGTCTAACTAACTCAAAATCCAATCGTGCCTTATCTGCCTCTGCTTGTTGTCTGGCAATCTCAACTCTCACTCTGTCTTTACAAAGTTCTTGTAAAGATCCATCCAGGGGAAAGTTGAAACCAAAACTGAAACCTGCACTACCACTATAAGATTTGAAAGTTTCTGGATCATTACTTCCATTTCCAGATGCCAGAGCAAAAGGAGCAAAACTCATAGTGGGTCCTTGACAACTTACTCCACCACCATAAGTATTGAGAGCAAATGGTCCTTGTAGGACTTGTACTGCCTGATTTACAACACTACCAGAAGCAGAAGCACTCGGTCCAGCAATATTAGTATTACTGGGTGCTGTTTGTTGTGCTTTACCTGTTGCCGTCACTAATAAAATAATTATTGGGTAAATACAGAGACTGATGTAGTGGTTGATTTTTGTTCTGTGGTTCTGTCTAGCCATGTTTCCTTTGCAATACCAGGTCCGAGATATGTCTCACTAAACTGAAATGGTGCGCCAGGTACAGTTAAGTTATAAGCATTGCCAGGGGCAGGAGTTCCTGCGAATGTAATATTAGTTCCAGTTACAGTATATGATGTGCCAGTTGTATAATCAACTTGACGAATTACTTCTACTATTTTTGTTGTTGTTTCTGTGGTTGCGTTGATTGTGCCTCTTGTGAAGTTAGGCACCACTGTATTTGCCAGGGAAGGAGAAGAAAACCCTAGCAGGAATAATCCTACTAGGATTTTTTTCATTTGAATACACTCAATTCGATTGTTCTTTGAGCAGTAGCAGTCGTACCAGAACCACCAGCAGTGACGGTAGGAACACCAGTAGGTGATAGTGTACCCGCAAGAGTGCCCTTATCACCACCTAACTGAGTGGTAGACTGACCGTAAAGATTAGGGGCAGCAATTTGACCAGTAGCAACAGACTGTGAAGTTACAACAGTATCAGCAGCATTGAAAGTTTCTGAGAAACTGAATGCTTGACCAGCAGTATTGAGGGTAGGGGAAGCATCACCATATGCTCCATTTGCACCTAAGCCAAAACTGGTATTCTGACCACTAAATTGAACATTGGTTCCAGAGACACCATACGATGCTCCAATTCTTGTTGATTGAACCGCAGCACCCTGAACATTAAGTTGAACAGAATCTACTATTTTAGATGTAATCTCACCGGCACTTACAGGAATAGCAAGGAATAACGAAAAAACTAATAGAAGTTTTTTCATTTTCTTGTAGGAATGACTACAAATATTTATCTATAATCTTTCTTGTTGGTGTATCCAAGTTTTTAATCTATCAACATAATTCCGGAGATATTCTGCTTGTTCTTCATGCCAGATATCTCCAGTTTTTAAGTATAGATTTGTATGATTATCAACTGCTTTTAGTATTTTATGTATGGGTCCATTCCAGTCCTCTCTCTGAGGGGTGTTGAAATCCCTTGACATGGGTGGAAAGCATTTTAAGTATTTAGAAAAATCAAAGTTGAGTATTTATGCTGATTGACCTTTTATTAAGATTGTATTATACTAAATAAGTTAGGAAATCAAGATAAAACTTTAGGATTTCTTACATTCCCGTTAACCAAGACCTATGGGAATTGAAATACGTCTTTCTACCTACACTGGAGGGTGGTGTAGGAATAATGTCACCAGTTCGTTCCCCCGAACTCATATTTACTACCCTTTTAATTCAAATGACTGCTACAATTGCCTTACAAAGACAAACAAACCCTTGGCAAGAATTCTGCCAATGGGTAACCTCAACTGACAACCGTTTATATGTTGGTTGGTTTGGAGTTCTAATGGTTCCAACCCTACTCGCTGCTACAACCTGCTTCATTATTGCTTTTATTGGTGCTCCTCCTGTAGACATAGACGGCATTCGTGAACCTGTATCTGGATCTTTACTCTATGGAAATAACATCATCTCAGGAGCAGTTGTCCCCTCCTCAAATGCAATCGGACTACATTTCTACCCAATTTGGGAAGCTGCTTCCCTTGATGAATGGCTCTACAATGGGGGTCCGTTCCAACTCGTCGTGTTCCACTTCCTCATTGGCATCTATGCTTACATGGGACGAGAATGGGAACTTAGCTATAGATTAGGTATGCGCCCCTGGATCTGCATTGCATACAGCGCTCCTGTGGCTGCTGCATCTGCAGTGTTCCTTGTATATCCCTTTGGTCAGGGTTCTTTCTCTGATGCAATGCCTTTGGGTATTTCAGGCACCTTCAACTACATGCTTGTATTCCAGGCAGAACACAACATCCTTATGCACCCCTTCCACATGCTTGGAGTTGCTGGTGTCTTCGGTGGTTCATTATTCTCTGCGATGCACGGTTCACTTGTAACCTCTTCATTGGTTAGAGAAACCACAGAAACCGAGTCACAAAACTATGGATATAAGTTCGGTCAAGAAGAAGAGACATACAACATCGTTGCTGCACACGGATACTTTGGAAGACTTATTTTCCAGTATGCTTCGTTCAACAACTCACGTTCACTTCACTTCTTCCTTGCTGCCTGGCCAGTGGTTGGAATCTGGTTCACTGCTCTTGGTGTATCCACCATGGCATTCAACCTCAATGGTTTCAACTTTAACCAGTCCATTGTTGATAGTCAGAACCGAGTAATTCCTACTTGGGCTGATATTCTTAATCGTGCTGGGTTGGGAATGGAAGTGATGCACGAAAGAAATGCACACAACTTCCCACTGGATCTCGCTGCTTCTGAGTTAACTCCTGTTGCTCTTACTGCACCTGCTATTGGTTAATCCAAAATCATGTTATAATAAAGGGGTCTTAGGACCCCCCTATTTTTTTCCACATCATTCTTAAATTATGTCTGGACTACCTGAGTTTTTTGAGCAAACTTCGAATGAACCTTATGATCGTCATGACTATAAGTTATGTTATACAACAGGAAAAACAGAAGTTTATAGTGACTACGAAGATCTTAGACATGCCTGGTGGAATATTCCTGATGTTCTGAGATCTCATTGTGAGGTTTTAGATAAAAAAAATAAAAAACAAAAATCAAAAGGATTTAATTAACTTTAATTTTTGTATCAAGAGTTACAAAAATATTTGACTATATATCATCGTATTCAATAATTAATCTAATGCCACAAGCAGTATATCGTGGTGTTCCCTATAACACCGAGCATCGCAAACAAGCACAAGCACAAACTCAACAACAACCACAACAGTATAATGAAGTTTATCGTGGTGTTAAGTTTGCAAAAGAAACAAAATAAAATAATACAGAGACCTCCTTCGGGAGGTCTTTTTTTATCATAAATACTCGTAGATGCTTCTTTGTATGCACCTCTACGATTCTTCTTCGGACTACTTGTTTAATTTACAAGCAACAAGTTCATCAGATGCAAAGAGAATGTGGAGACAATCAATCAAAGATAAATGGAAACATAAATGTGCATACTGTGAAAGCACAGAATATCTAACAATAGACCATATAGTTCCACAATCAAAAGGTGGGACAGATTTACTTGAAAATGTAGTGTGCTGTTGTAGATTTTGTAATAACTCAAAATCTCATACTGATTGGGAGGAGTGGTATTATAATCAGGACTTCTTTACCGAAGAAAGATATGATGCTATAATTAATTGGATGAAACCTCAATCAAATTCAAATCTATATAAGTATAAACCCAGAAGAAACAATGCAACTTGAATTATGTTTTAGATACTAGTGTGAATATTATTTGTATAGAATTGCTTGGAACATTAATTGGATCCTTAATTTTAATTTTACCCATTTTGATAATTTTATGAAAGTATGTCATGTAATTTTTTCTACTAATAGAGTAGAATTTCTTAAAAAAACATTTGATGCAAATAAAAAATTAGATTTTAGTGGGTTAGATGTGCATCATTTGTTTATAGATGATTATCCAACTGGTAGAGATAATGATTCATTGGCTGAGTTTGCTATTTCTAATGGATATAATGAGATAATTCTTCATGAAGAAAATCAAGGAATTACAAAAACTTGGCAGGAACTTTTTGATTTAGTCAAAAAAAGAGATTATGATTATATCTTTCATCATGAAGATGATGTTGAAGTAATGTGTCCATTAAAAATAATAGATCTGATTGAACTTCTTGAACAGGATAATACTTTATCTCAAATACAATTAAAGAGAAATAATTGGTATACTCATGAGACAGAAGAGATTGGACCAAAAGAAGATGATGTGATTTTTAAAAATTATAGATATGAAAAAGCAACTCCATATTTTTGGATGCTAATGTCTTTATATCCAGCATGGATTGCCAAAGAACCTATCTTTGAGGAAACTGGATTCAATCCATCAGAGTCTGTCATTGCTCATTACTTACAGCAGAAGTATAAAATTGGAGCAGGGTTGTTAAAAACTTCAGATGGTCGTATGATGGTTAATCATATTGGTGATTATTTTCATGGAAAAAGAGTTGCAGAAGGAGAACCTGGATGGGATGGATTTAAGTCTATTGATCCTAGTTTAAAATATTGTTCTAGAACTGGGGGATATTGGAATGAAAGTTAATCTTATTATTGCTGATGATTTTTATGATGATCCAGATAGTATGAGAAACTTTGCTTTGTCTCAGGAGTTTGCCGTAAGGGGAAATTATCCAGGATTAAGAACTAAATCATTTTTGAATGATAGTCATAAGGCAGTTATTAATGGATTAGTATCTCATGCTGCAGGTGGAGTTACTGATTGGTTAGTAGATGATGAAGGTAATAGTTATACTGGAGCATTCCAAATTTGCACAGCAATGGATCGTACTTGGATTCATTCTGACTACAACAATATGTGGGCTGGTGTTTGCTATCTGACCCCAGATGCCCCTCTAAGTGCTGGTACTGCTTTGTATAGGCACAAGGCATCAGGGGAAAGGATGTCCATTGATAATGTAGATCATGGAGAAGATGCATATGACTACACAAAATGGGAAGTTGTAGATAGAATTGGTAATGTTTATAATAGAATTATATTATATCCAGGTAAGTTGTACCACTCATCCTTAGATTATTTTGGCAACAATTATAACAATGCTAGATTATTTCAAACATTTTTCTTTAACACAAAATATTAATGATAGAACCTTTTGATCATTGGGTAATTGATAATTTTTTACCAATAGAAACCTCTAGACAATTGTCTAATGAGTTTATGGATTATAATTATCCAAAATGGTATTGTTATAATAATCCATTAGAAAATAAAAAAACTTGTAATGATTGGTGGGAGTTTCCTCCAAAAACTTATGAGTTATTCATGCATTTAAGTTCTTCTGATTTTGTTCAAAAAATTAAAAAACTTACTGGAATAAAATTCTTGTATCCTGATATTGGATTACATGGGGCAGGTTGGCATATACATGGAACTGGTGGTAAACTAAATGCACATTTAGATTATTCCATACATCCTAAATTAAATTTACAAAGAAAACTTAATCTTATTTTATATCTTACTGAAGATTGGAATATTGAATGGGGAGGTGGATTGGAACTTTGGTCTCATGATAAAGAAAAAAACAAACCAAAAGAATGTAAAAAAGTAATTGATAATATTTTTAATAGAGCAATTCTTTTTGATACAACTCAAAACTCTTGGCATGGATTTCCTAAACCCCTAACTTGTCCAGAAGGAACTTATAGGAAAAGTATAGCATTTTATTATTTAACTAATCCTCCTGAAAATGTAGATACAAGGAAAAGGGCTTTGTATGCTCC